CTAAAAAGAAAAAAGCTCCAAAGAAGAAAAAATAATGGCTATTAAAAAAGGTAGTGAAACTTTTGCTGGTTATAACAAACCAAAGCGCACTCCCAACCACCCAACTAAATCACACGCTGTTCTAGCTAAAGATGGTGATAAAGAAAAGCTAATTAGATTTGGACAGCAAGGTGTTAAAGGTGCTGGAAGTAATCCATCTTCAGATAAAGAAAAGGCTAGAAAAAAATCTTTTGAAGCTAGACATGCTAAAAACATTGCTAAAGGCAAGATGAGTGCTGCATATTGGGCAGATAAAGTCAAGTGGTAATGCAAAATAAAGTAGACCAGATTAAAGAAGCAGCAGAGCAAGACCTTAGTGTATTCATTAAGCTTGTAGCTCCTCATCTTCTTCTTGGAGCAGTACACTACGAGTTAATTAGTTGGTGGAGTAGAGAAGAATCTAAACATAATCAACTTGTTCTACTTCCTCGTGGACACATGAAGAGTAAGTTAGTAGCTTATAGAGCAGCTTGGTGGATAACTAAACATCCTGAAACAACTATCCTATATGTTTCTGCTACTGCAGACTTAGCTGAGAAACAACTATATCAAATCAAACAGATTATTGATAGCCCTATATATCGTAGATATTGGCCTGAAATGATTAATGTGGAAGAGGGTAAAAGAGAGAAGTGGGCAGTTGCTGAAATCTCTGTAGACCATCCACAACGTAAGTTAGAAGGCATTCGAGATGCCACTTGTAAAGCTGTAGGTTTAACTAGTAACACTACTGGTTTCCATGCGGACATAGTTATCCTAGATGACATTGTAGTTCCAGGGAATGCATACACAGAGGATGGTAGAGATAAAGTTTCATCTGCTTATTCACAACTTGCTTCTATTGAAAACCCAGGAGCTAGAGAATGGGTAGTAGGAACTAGATACCATCCTAAAGATATTTACGATACAATGGTTGGAATGAAGGAAACCTTGTTTACTTCTGATGGTGACATTGAGAGTGAGGAAGAAGTTTACGAATTATTCCAAAAGGTAGTAGAAACTAATGGTGAGTTTCTTTGGCCTAAACAAAGTAGATCTGATGGTAAGTTCTTTGGATTTGATGATAGAGAGTTAGCTAGAATTAAAGCTAAGTATATAGACACTACACAGTTTTATGCTCAATACTATAACAATCCTAATAGTGCTGAAAACTCTAGAATTAATGTAGACAAGTTTCAGTATTATGAAAGAAGCCTTCTTAATGAGAAAGAAGGTGATTGGTATATTAAAGATAGAAAACTTAATGTTTATGCTGCAATTGACTTCGCATTCTCATTAAGAAAACAGGCTGACTATACCGCACTAGTTACTATTGGTGTAGACAACTTAGGTAACTTTTATGTATTAGAAGTTGATAGGTTTAAAACAGATCGTATTGTAGAATATTTTAATCACATTCTTAAAGCACATCAGAAGTGGGGCTTTAGAAAGATTAGAGCTGAAATTACAGTAGCTCAACAAACCATTGTAAGAGAGCTTAAAGAGAGTTATATTAAGCCTAATGGCATTGCCCTATCTATAGATGAGTTTAGACCTAATAGGCACCAAGGCGATAAGAATGAGCGTGTATCTGCCATCTTAGAACCTAAGTATGACAATTTACAAGTATGGCATTATCGTGGGGGTAACTGTCAAAGTTTAGAAGAAGAGTTAGTTATGCAACATCCTCCACACGATGATATTAAAGATGCACTAGCTAATGCTATTGACATTGCAATTATACCTAAACAAAGAGTAAGTAGCTTCTCTGTAGGAAGTAATATAGTAACCCATTCTCGCTTCGGCGGAGTTAGTGCTTAAGGAAAAATATGGCTGGTAAAGTCGCTCAAATTAGAGATGTAATGAATCGAGAAGATCTAGCTAAAAAATTAGCTGGTCTTTACAATCAGTGGTGGATCCAACGCAGTAATAAAGAGGCTGAGTGGAGAGAGCTGCGTAATTACCTTTTTGCTACAGATACTACTAAAACAACTAACAGTAAGCTTCCTTGGAAAAATAAAACTACTTTACCTAAGCTAACTCAAATTAGAGATAATTTGCATGCTAACTACATGGATGCTTTGTTTCCTAATGATAATTGGTTAAAGTGGGAAGGATATAATTTAGAAGGAGTTACTGCTAAAAAACGTAGGGCTATTGAGTCTTACATGAAAAACAAACTACGTCAATCTAATTTTAGAGAAACTATTTCTCAACTAGTTTATGACTATATTGACTATGGTAATGTTTTTGGAGAAGTAACTTTTGTAAACAAAGTTCGTACTGACGATCTTACTGAAGAAGAGTATGTACTTTATCGTGGTCCTAAGCTTGAAAGAATCTCTCCTTTTGACATTGTATTTAATCCTACAGCAAGTTCTTTTAAAGATAGTCCTAAGTTTACTAGATATATTAAATCTATCGGAGAGTTTAAAAAAGATCTAGAGTCTAGACCTGACTTAAACTACGATAAAGGTGCTTGGAAAAAAGCTATAGATGTTCGTAAAAACATTAGTTCTTTTAAGATGGAAGATGTTAATAAAGCTGAAGGGTTTATGATAGATGGCTTTGGTAGTTTACAAGAATACTACCAATCAGGCTTTGTAGAAATCATAGAGTTTGAAGGCGATATGTATGATGAAGTAAATGACATTTTATATGAAAACCGTATAATTACTATTATAGATAGAAGCTACATTGTTAGAAATATTCCTAATCCTTCTTGGTTAGGAAGTGATTCTAAACATCATGTAGGTTGGAGAAACAGACCTGATAACTTATATGCTATGGGTCCTCTTGATAACTTAGTTGGTTTACAATATCGTGTAGATCATTTAGAAAACTTAAAAGCAGATGCTTTAGACTTAACAATCCATCCTCCTATCCTTATCCAAGGCGATGTAGAACCTTTTGAATGGGGTCCTGAGTCTACAATTCATATTCCAGAAGATGGTAATGTTTCTACTTTACCTCCTAATGCTGCAGCTTTCCAAGTAAATAATGAAATAGCTGCTTTACTTTCTATCATGGAAGAGATGGCAGGTGCTCCTAAAGAAGCTATGGGTATTCGTAGTCCTGGAGAAAAGACTGCTTTTGAAGTACAACAACTTCAAAATGCTGCTGGTCGCATCTTCCAACATAAAGTAAATAAGTTTGAGATTGAGTTTATTGAACCAATTCTTAACACTATGCTAGAAGTAGCTAGACGTAATATTGACATAGCAGAACTTACTAAAGTTATGGATGATGACTTAGGTGTATCTGACTTTATCTCTATCACTAAAGAAGATATCACAGCTACAGGCAAACTTAGACCTATTGGTGCTAGACACTATGCTGCTAGAGCACAACTACTTCAGAACATGTTAGGTATCTTTAATAGTCCTATTGGTCAAACTATAGCTCCTCATATCTCAAGCAAACGTCTTGCACAAATGGTTGAAGAGTATATGGGCTTTGAGCAGTATGATTTCATCCAAGATAACATTGCTATTAGTGAGCAAGCAGAAACTCAGAAACTTATTAATCAAGCTCAGGAAACTGTTCAGATTGAACAGGCTACTCCTTTAGAAGAAAACTTAATATAAGCTTGACTTTTCAGTAGTTTTGAGGTATAATAGTCTTATGGATTTAAAATCTGAAAAGAGCAAAGAACTATCTAAAAGTCAAGTATTTTTAGAACTAAGAAAATATCTGGAAGAGCAGATAGATTTATCTAGAAGAAAATCTTTAGATGAACAAACTTTTGATAAACCTAGTTGGTCTGAATATCAAGCTTATCAACTAGGAATTCAAAAAGCTTTTACAAAACTTTATAATTTAATTCCTGACCAAGGAGCAAGCAGTGACTGAAGAAACAATTTTTGATCCTAGTACCAACGAAGATCAACAGCAAGATCCACAACTAAACACTCCTTCTATTCCGACAGGGCTAGAAGAACTAGTAGGAAGTGGTAAGAAGTATCAATCAGTAGAAGATGCACTTAAATCTGTACCACATGCTCAAAAGCATATTCAATCTTTAGAGCAAGAAATGGCACAATTGAAAGAAGAGCTATCTAAACGTAAGACTGCTGCTGAACTTCTAGATGAAGTAAAGTCTGGCTTTCTACCTGAGAACACCCCTCAAGCTGTAGAATTTGACCAAGATAGTTTAGTGAGACTGGTAAACCAAACAATTACTCAAAAAGAGCAACAAAAAATAGCTAAAGATAATACTGTTTTTGTAGCTAATAAGTTTAAGGAAGTTTATGGTGAACAAGCGGAAGCTGTTTACACTACCTTAGCAAAAGAGTCTGGTTTATCTGTAGCTCAATTAAATACTTTAGCTGCAACATCTCCAAATGCTGTAGTTAAACTAGCAGGGTTTGATAAAAAATCAACAATCCCTGCAAAAACTTCTGGTAGTATTAATACCGAAAGTTTAAAGTTTGCTGCTAATCCTAATCAAGAACTTTCNGCTAGAGTNCCTAAAGGNGCTACTACTAAAGACTTNGTTAATGCNTGGAANATTGCTGGTGAAAAAGTTAAACAAAATTCTACAATTTAATTAAGGAAAAATTATGTCTCAATTAACAGGAAATACTCAAGCTTTTATTGAAGCCCAACAGTATTCTCAGTTTATTCTTGACAATCTACATGACTATCTGTTGCCAGAAGGTCTGTGGAGAGACGTGAGTGACTTCGGTTCTGGTACTACTCTGAACATCAAAACCGTTGGTACAGTCACAATTCAAGATGCTGCTGAGGATGTTCCTCTAAACTTTAGTCCAATCGACACTGGTACTATCACTCTTTCTATCACTGACTATGTTGGTGATGCTTGGAAAGTTAGTGATGACTTGCGTGAAGATGGCTCACAAGTAGACTCTTTGATGTCTATGCGAGCAATGGAATCNACNCGTGCTTTTGGTGAACACCATGAAGGTCGTTTCTTGTCCGTAGCTAACTTGGGTCAAACCAATGCTAACTTGAACTTGGTAAATGGTCGTCCTCATCGTTGGGTAGCTGGTGGTNCTGGTGCAACTANTCGTGTTATGTCTTTGAGTGACTTNATTGCTATGAANCTTGCTTTTGATAAAGCAGGTGTTCCAGCAGGTGGTCGTATTGCAATTGTTGATCCAATTGTAGAAGCCACTTTGAATAGCTTGCAAAACTTNGTAAACGTATCTAACAACCCAATGTTCGAAGGTATTGTTACTGAAGGTTTTGCTAGAGACCATAAGTTTGTTCGTAACATCTTTGGTTTTGATGTATGGACTTCTAACTACTTGCCAGTTAAGACTGCTACNGAAGCTTTGAATGCTTCTTCCTATGGNTTGGCNAATACAACTGCNCAANTCGGTGACGTAGCTAACGTCTTTATGTCTGTAGCTGACGACTCAACTAAGCCTGTTATGCATGCTTGGAGACGTGCTCCTAAGACTGAAGGCTGGCGTGATAATGAAGAACGTGCTGACAAGTACCAAGTTACTTCTCGCTTTGGTTTGGGTGTACAACGTTTGGATACTCTTGGTGTTATTCTCACCAGTGGTTCCACATACTAATCAAGGAGAAAAACATGGGTATCGAAATTGATGCAAAGCGTGGCGTAGCTAATAGCTATGGCGTACGTAACACAACTGGTCAGTATGGCGCACAACAAAACAGTTCGGGTGTAGTTAAGTCTGCTATTTGGGACTTCACTTATCTNACTCTACCTGTTCCAGGTGCTTCCAATCTTCAGTNTGTNATTCCTGCTGGTGCAACTATTGTATCTGCTANANTGGTAATTGACACTCCATTCGCTTCAACTTCAACTACTACAGATTTGACAGTGGGTTTACAAACCTCTGCAGGTGTAGAAATTGACAATGATGGTTTGATTACAGCAGCTAATGCTACTCAAACTACCATTGCTGTTGATGGTGGTGTTGTTACTGGTACAGGTGCTTTGGTAGGTAAAGGTATTGGTGCTACTGCAGGTGAACTTGTAGTTGCAGGTACTGATACAGATCTTACCGCAGGTGCTGGTCGAGTTATTGTTGAGTACATCTACAATAGCTAAACCTTTATTGGTGTAAAACTAAGAGGGGAGGCTTCACTAGAGGTTTCCCCTTTTACTAGAAAGTGTAATATGACTATACAGCATAAAAACATTGCAGAAGCAGATTTGCATGAACCTAAAGGTGTTTCTACTGCCTCAGCTAATAAAGTCTATGTTTCCAATGGATCAGGAAGTGGTNCTTGGCAAGCTCTTCCAGCAAAACTTTATGCTGAGATTTATATAGANGGTGGTNNTACNACTCAAACTCTTTCAGCAGCATCTGCATATGCTCAACTAAATCCAACAGGAGAGTGGACAGAAAACCTTAANAATGGTTTAACTACTACNCCTGCTAATGGTGAAATTACTCTTACGTCTGGTGGAGCTTATTTAATTGAATTTTGGATTGTATTTGATACAGCAGCAATAGCTTCTGGATCACTATACAACTTTAAATTTGCAATTAATGGAACACCAGCTCCTCGTATATTAAATACAAAAAAGACAACAAACAATGTAGACAGACTACATTTATCTGCTCAAGGACTTGCTTCAGTTAGTGCAGGTGACATCCTTTCTATATATGTTGGTGGTGATGGTACATCATCTTCTACTAACATTACTGTACTTGAAGCAGGTCTAATTGCAATTAAACTGGCAGACTAATCATGGCTAAAATGTCCTTACTTGATATTGTTCAAGACATCCTTT